TGCCAATAGAGCTTGCCGTTCGTATAGTCTCCGGCCACTTGCATTCCACCCATGTAGGCAAGGCAATTCGCGCGCTGGCGATGAAACAGGCCGGTCAATGGGTCGAAGGAAGCTCGCTGATGCCACAGCTGCGTCGTCAAGTCATAGCACCATGTCACGTCCGCTGAAGGGAGGATCAGGACATAGAACTCATGCCCTTCCTCCGTGTACGTGTAGCCGATGGCATCGGACACGTCTTCGTACTGGTTCAGCGCCCACGAAACCGCTGGCGTGCTGACTACGTAGTAGTCATACCCTTGCGTTGCTACCACGCTGTTGCCGCCCCGCTCAGACTTAGCCAGCCAGATCAGACCTTTCCCGGTGCGCGCTACCGATTGCGCGGCTGCACAGCCGATCTGCATGAGCGTGCTCTCGATGCGAGAGAACGGGAAATTCGTTCCGCCTGCGTTAAACCACGGCTCGGTAGTGTTCTCCCCGAGCAGCCACAGCTCGCGCCTGTTCTCAATGAGAGTCACCAGATTGTCCGGCGCGTTGTCCTTCAAGGCAAAAAACGATGCATCGAACGCCGCAGAGCCGTCCCAGTAGTTCGGAGACGTGTAGAACTTCTGCGAGCCGGCCTGATTGAAGACGAACCATCCGTCAATCTCTGCGATGTTCGTCGGAAGGGATACTGCCGGGTCGGTAGATTTCGAGAACGAAGAGGTTGCCAGGTTGTAGACGTACAGGCTCACCCCGTCCACAATGGCGACGATCTTCCCGACTCCGTTGTCGCGGATGTTGACGCGCCCGGACACGCTATCCAGCGTGCCGATTGCAGTCGCTGACGCAATGCTACCCCTTGCGCTGATCGTCACAAGCACAGCGCTCGCACCGATCACAAAGACCGCCTGCGTTCCTCCGGGCAGCACGCACACCCCGCGAACCTCGCCGGTATAGCTGCTGTTCAGCGCAACCAGACCAGGAACACCAAGCAGGCCAACGGCGGTCTTCGCCTCAGCCAAGTTATAGGCGGGCTCCTGCGGATTCGGCTCGTTGGGGTCGATTTCAACGAACCAGTTGATAAGCGCCTGGTTGTCCTGCCCCGGGTTCGCAGCCTGGTATGCAGGACCGACGAATCCCCACTGCGCCATTACTGGAACCCTCCATGCAGGATGAACCCGGCGTCACTGCCGGAGGTATTCACCAAAGCCGAATCCATCGAGGTTTCCGCCTGCGGGTTCGCGTTGAGGCTCTTGATCGCGTCCCGGAACTGCCTTGCCAGTCTGCGGATGTCGGGAGGGATGGGCATCCCGTATTCCGCGCACAGCATCTCAGACAGGCTGTATTGCAGCCCCATGAAGTAGCCGCGCGGCATGGAGAGCGGGTCCGCGAGATTGAGAGAGGTGAACACCTGATCGGACCACAGGTGAAACTCCACCCCCTGAGATGGGACCGGCCAGAAGTTCAGCGTCCCCAGCGGGTAGCCGGTGTTGTAGTACACCATCTTCGGCCACGGGCCCGGCTGGCTCTTGATGCCGATCGCCGAATACTTCTCCAGTGTGACGATGGAGCACGGGAAATCAACGCCACCGTTGCCGGTAGTCAGCCGGCTATACGCACGAACCAGATTCAGAGGGCGCTCAATATTGAAGTCGCCGGTCAGGCCAACGGTGTAGCTAGCTTGCCCCGCCGTGAGCGTCTTGACGGTTTCGATCTGGTTGAACACGCTCAGATGCTGCGCGCTCCACAAGTCCAACATGCCGTTGAGCGTGTCGAGCGCATCCTGAGAGTCTTCGGAGGAAAGCGTCTCCCCGGGCGCATATTGACCGATCTTGCGCAGCGCACCCGTGATGAGGTCGAGTGCGGTCTTGGTGGTCGGATCGTTCGACATGGCCCGGGGATTCCTCTTACAGCGGCAGCGAGGTCGGCAGCGAGCCCACGTATTGCGGCATCGGGCGAACGATCTGGAAGACGTACGTCTCACCAGCAGTCGGCGTGATACTGCCAGCAGTGTTGTTGCTGAACGTGATCGCCAGCGTGTTCGCTGCCGAGACTCGCATGCCCACGATGCCGAGGCCAGCCTGAGCAGTGGGCTTGTTGATCCCCGCAACCATGTCGCCGACTTGCAGGCCGGTGACGGTGAAGGTCTGTTCGGCCGTGGTGTTGGCGGACACCGCCGAAGGGGTGAGGGCCGCCTGCATCAACAGGTCAAGGGTCGTATTGCCAAGCCCAATCGACGTGTTGTTCGTCGTGGTCTGGGCCGGTCCAGGATTGGTAGAAGACATGATCTGTTCCTTTCAAGAAGAAAGCCCCCGAAGGGGCTTGGTTCATTAGCCAGTGACGCGAGCACCCATCTCGGCGTACAGAGGCGCATAGCCGTACAGAACGTCCAGGCGCGTCGGAAGGGCGTCGTTGTTGATCGTGTACTGGCGCACCACACGAATCGACAGGCCCACGTCCTTGGCAGCGGCACGCGAAGCCATATCCACACCGCCGGGCAGCGGGAGGTCGGCCGACACCAGCGTGAAGGCGTCACGGTGGAACGCCAGGTTCTGCGGGCCCGAGGCGTTAGCACCCGCCACGAACGTGAGGTTCGCGCTGTTGGCCGGGGCCGCATCCACGTTCTGATATTGGCCGCTCGAAATGCAGGCGTTCATCACCGTCAGTTGCAGCTTGCCAGAGCCATCCGAGGTGTACGTGCCGCCCATGTCAACGCCCGTGATCGGGTCGGGGTTGGCGGTGTACGTGCCGTTGGCGGGAGAGCCGGTCGGAGCCACGACGACGAAGAAGCGACCCTTGCCCACGCTTTGGCGGTTCTGCGGGTTGACCGCGTTCACGTTCGCCACCGAGAACACGTCGCCCACCTTCACGACCGCAGTCGAGGCCGTCCATCCCTTGGTGCCGAAGGTGCCTTTTTGCACCCAGCCGCTGGAGATGACGGCAGAAGAGGTCTGCGTGTTGTCGAACTGCGGGGTCCCACCCAGCGCGCCGAAGCTCTTGGCAACGATGTTCTGGTCCATGTACCAGTCGAAGCCCAGCGTCTGGCGAGACATGACGCCCTTCTTGTACTGCTCGCCGATCTGCGCCTGCGGGTTGAAGAGGCCCGTCAGGTTGCCGACCATGGAGGCTTGGGACCACTGATCCAGGCACAGGTAGCGATTGCCGTCACGCGGCACCGCCTCCGAGTCCAGCCACGCGCCAGCTTGCAGGAAGGGCGTAACGGTCGTCGGGAGCGTGCCCGGGGTGCCGGTGATGTTGAAGAAGCTGTTTCGCATCGCAATCGACAGGTCATAGTCGATGCGGTTGGCGATGGTGGCAATCTTCGGCTTGAGCACGCGGGTGCTGAACATGTCCATGGACAGCAGCAGATCCGACGTGATGAACTGCGTATCGACGTGGAATTGCGTCGTCAGCGACACCGGCACCGAGCCTTCTTGGAAGTCCTCGACGTTCAGGGCGGGGCCTGCGGTGCCACGGAAGCGGGCCGGACGGCGCACGTTTACCGTGTAGCCGATCTTGGCACCATCGATGCCGAATTTGTCGTCGTACTCGCGGTTCACCTTGTCCGCGAGCACAAGCTCGTTCTCCAGAATCATCAGCGACTCATTGGTGATGTCGCTGATATTGAGAAGTTGGTTACTCATTTCCTAGCTCCAAACATGGAAAAGCCCTCCGAAGAGGGCTGTTGACTGTTTGGCTCCCAACGGCGCGGATGTTAGCCGCGCTTTTCCGCCTGTCGTCGGCGCCTGTATTCCTCGTAGCTGCTGCTGGAACTGCCAGTCGCACTCGGAACACTCTTCACCGGCTCGATGGGTGGAGGAGCCTTGCTCTTTTGCACCTTGGGCGTCTCCTTCTCGGGGTCTGCCTTCGGCTCGGGGTCTTCCCGCTCGATTTCCGCCAGGTCGCGCTCAAGGGCTGCAACCCGCTTGATGGCTGCAAGCGTCTTCATCTGTGCGAGGCGCTTGGCCTCGTCCGGGTGAAGGGCCAGGAAGTACGCGATTTGCGGCCCCTGCTCGCTCTCCAAGATGGCTTGGTGAACGTGGTTAGGAACCTGCACTTCCGATTTACCGATCACGTCGGCGTAGTCGGGGAGTACCTTCATCGCTGCGTCCTGCCGCTTGGTCCAATTGGCCGCGATTTCCGCCTGTTCGGCTTCAATGCGCGCCTGCTCCTGCTCCTGCTCGCGACGGCGGATGGCCTCCTTCGCCTTCCAGTCGCTCAGCGCCTCGATGTACTCGTCTTCGCTGGTGTACTGGGAGCGCAAAGGCCGATCACCAGCCTCCATGGGCTTGGCAGTGGCGGACATCGCCCGGATGCGGTCTTCAAGCTCTCGCGCCTTGCGCTCGGCGGCCTCAGCTTTCTCCTCGGCTTCCCTGCGCTTGTTCGCAAGCTCTTGAATGCGCTCCTGAGGCGACTTCTTCGGCTTGGATTCCCCTTCCTTGTTGCCCTCACCATCCGGCTTCTTCTCCGGATCGGGCTCTGACGCGGCCTTTTGCGTGGTCAGGTTGGCAAGGATCGTCTCTTGCGTGGTTACGCGAGACTTAGACGCTTCACGCGCGTCAGTCGTGTTCGCTGTTTGGACAGCATCGGTCATGGATAACGTTCCAGAAACGAAAAAACCCGCCGAGATTGCTCAGGGCGGGCTCGCCAGTGGGCCGACTGGCAGCGGTTCGGGGCGTAACGTGCCCCAGTCCGGGTTATTGGGTGGTCGGCCGGTTGTTGTTCGGCATACCGTGTTGCTGCGCCTTCTGGCGCGCGATCTTTTCGTTAGCCTCCAGCGTGGCGAACGTCTCTACCATGCTGGTGCGGTTGTCCTGCGTGTTCATCGACACATCGGCGTTGATGTCGCGCTGCTGGCGGCGATCCTCGCCCGCTTCCTTGATGCGCAGGCGCTCAGTTTCCGCGTCTTCCTTGAGCATGTCGCGCACCGTGGTGGCGTGCTCCTTCTCCTGAAGGCCAACAAGCTTCGCCTCTTTCTCTTGCTGGAGCTGCTGGGCAACCTGCTTGTATTGCTGCATTTGCGTGAGAATGCCGGCCACGAACTTGCGCACTTGCGGGTCCATGTCCTTCGGAAGCTGCTTCTCGGCCTGCGCCGCCGGGATCATCGAGGCGACACGATCCGCCAAAGCGTCCATACCCGGGGCGTCAAACTGGCGGATGATGAGGTCACCCCCGACGCTCGCAATCTGCGGGAACGCCTTCAGCAGCTCCAGCATCGCATCTCGCGCCTCCATGCGCCTGGTGTCGTAGCCCGGGCCTGTGTCCATCACAACGTCGTACTTGCCGCCGGTAACGTCGTTGAGCACCTTGCCGATGGCTTGCTCGTTGATCGTCACCGAATCGGGCGTGC